GACATTGATAGGATTTGGAGTTACAATACCTCCATAAGCATACAAACCAGAATTCGTTGTATCTACAGGAATAGTAAACTGTTTATCAGGGATTGAACCAAGGCTCGATGGAAAAGCTGTTCTAAAAGTTGTTATTGGATATGGAGTATTGGTCACCCCACCAATCATTCCAACTACACCAATTATCGTTTCTATATCACCATCCAAAAGATTATGATTATTTGCACAAGTGACAATTGCTGGATTAGAATTACTTATATTCGTAATCTCGATTGTTGCCCCAGTTAAACCAGGAACATTAAAATCAGCTTGCCAAATAGCATTAGCGACTTGATAAGGATCACCTCCACCAACAATTACGACATATTGACTTCTTACTGTTTGAACAGAAACTAGTCTGTTTTGAACACCTGGAACATTTCCACACAAAGTTTTCAGGTAACGCCCCATTCCGGTAGAAGCTGCTAATCCTGCAGTCCAACAACGTTCACGAAAAACGCTGATTGGTTCTCCAGTAAGAGACGGAATACCAGAAATAGGATTTGTTACAGAAAGAGGAATATTAGCAGGGACAGAAGTTATCATTTGAACTACTGTATTCGGTAGAACTTCCCATGATCCTTCCTGAGTCGCCAAAGCATACATCAACAATGAATTCCTATCTACCCCACAAACTCCACTAGTTTGACAGATATACTGATAAGTTCCATCCGAAACAACAAATCCTTGTGAAATTACATATCCTGGAGGTCCTGAAAAAATCACGTAGACCGCAGTATTGGTGATTGGTTGTTTATCTACTCCATACAAAATACCAAGTTGATTTAATAAATAAGGATTAGCTCCCAATGGGGTAACAGAATTCACGAGGTCTACAAGAAAACTGTCACTTTCAACAAGAGCAAATGTATCAGTGCTGGCAATATCTTCAATTAATGTTCCAGGTAAATTCGCAGTGTAATCAGGATTAGTGGCCGCTACGAGTGCAATCAACGCTGCTCGCAAATCAGAAGGAGCTGCTGGTTGCAGTCCTTGAGGTGTCATTACAAGAGGAAGAACTGCCATGACCTATATCGGTTGTTGTTGAGGAAAGTCTGGTTTCGTTTGAATACCTACTCTAGCCCCATAGTTAGTTAAGATGCTGATATTGTAATTAGGAGCAGGAGCTCCATCTTGACCAGCGGCATAACTATCCGCAGATCCCTGGGCTATAGGAGCTAAAGTCATAAGAAGAGACGCAAAATATTGTGCAAATCGTTGTTGTATTCGTATCATATATAAATCAGGATATACTTGAGTTATAACAGACTCATGAGCAGGAATGCCCCAATCAGCAAAAAATGGACTTTCACCCAGATTAAGTTTACAGACTTGAGCTAACCAAGTGACGTTAACAGAATCATTAAATCCATTTAAATCAGTCGTAACAATCCACCACGTCTTTTTACCAGTAAGAACATCTTGAGTTCGACCAAAAACTCTACTCATCCTATGCGACCCTGAGCATTAATCATAGGACCGCCGACCGTAGCAATCTTAGCATATTTTCCCGTTTTACCATCACCACCAACATAAATAGTTTCATCTGAAGGAACTTGCAGTGTAATCTGTTTGTTCTTTCCATCAACAGTTATTAGATGACTTGAGTCTTTACTTTGAATTGTAGCTAACCCATCTTTATCAAAACTGAATTGAGTTTTGTCATTATCTTGTTGACTGCTATTACTTCCACTACCACTTCCGTTACTACTAGATCCAGCCCCACCTAAACCACCACTGGAACCACTAATGAGATCAGTTAAGCCTTTGCTCAGAAAACCTCGTGCCGCTATAAAGTTTCTTTGTTCCATTAAACGCATGTGTGTTCGTAACATAGCTGGAGATGTACTACCACCGCCGCTTCCATTTCCTGTACTGGTTCCGGTACTACTCCCTGATTGACTACCTTGCTGACTATTTTCTTCTTGCTTCTCCATAGTCTTAACGATCCAACCGTTAGGACCACCAGTTTCGTGATGCTGATCATAATCACGCTTGGGGGCTTTCAGATTAGCTACCGGTTGAAAACTCAATGTTGACAAATTTGCACGAGGATAGAAACTAGTGTTTCCTCCCGCATAAGCACTAACGCCTCCCATATAATAACCACCAGGAACCGCATATCCTTTATCTCCTACCTGAGTAGGTTCCCGGCCAAACCTAGAAAATCCTTGCGTCATCTTCACTGTTGGCATTGTGAAGATGCTATTATTCGTTTCAAACTGTACGTGGATAAAATCTTTTTCTACCTTAACTACATGACATGGCAAAGACTTCGCTTGACTTTCTTGCGAATCATTAGTTTTTCTAGTTGACCATATCCCCATACGATGAGGAAATGGATGTTTTATTGAATCGTAACGCATGTGTTATCTCACGGATTGATTTCAAACGCACCATTGCGATAAACTAATGAAGATATATTAAATACAGGTTCAATCATATCCAACATTCTATTAACAGTTCCTAATATGCCAACTGGTCCAGGGTCAGTTGGCATAGGAAATGTAAACGTAATTGTGTCCAGATGTAAACATCTAAATTTTCCATTGTAAGTATCCGGACTAAATCCCAATAAAGTATAGTCTATAATCGTACCGGGAGGAGTTACTAGTCCAGCATGAGATACTGGGACTGGCCATAATGCAGGATCTACCATTCGTATCATAACAGAATTTAGAAATGGATCATAAATTGCCTTTTGGATGTTACGTGCTGGTGGACTAGAGACTAGTGGCACCGTAATTATCCAAATTTTATTTTGATCATAAATATCAATATAATATCGTTGTGCAGAGACATTCCAAGTTACTGTGATAGTATAGTTTTCTCCATCTAAATTCATAGGAATAGTGGGAGTAATAATATTAGAAGGAATAAAAGGAATAATTATTGTCACGATATTCCACCAAGACTAAATCCTGCTGATGGTGCTGATGCTGGATAATTAAAAGCATTATGTGATGTTGGAGGATTAGTTGCCAAAGAAGGTGGTCCTCCTGCTAAAGCTCCAACTATTTTCAATGTTCCCTTCATCTGTGTTGGTTGTGCTGACTGTGCTCCAACTTGAGTTCCTGTAATCTTTCCATTTGTCGGTAATCCTTGTGTCAATTTACTGTTGAGACTACTCAATGCTCCAGTCGCTCCTGACAGTGTAACAAGAGGTTGTTCAAAATCAAATCTCCACGCATTCTGTGGTAACGAATTCTGTGCTCGTGAGACATCAGTTAAAGCCGTCATAATAAGATTTTCATATACACATGCTGGAGTTACAACAGTATAAGTTCCTCCAATATTATTATGCTTTTCTAATGTCGCCTTCAACATCGTAAATATATGTAGTTTATAATCCCACCCATTCCCCTTTTGCCGCATTGGAGTATCCATTAAAACTGACAATGTCAATGGTTCTCTAATCACAGCATTAGCAGCCACCCATTGATTAGCAAATGGATATTTACCTATTTGTTGAAGAATTAACTGACCTCCAGGCACAACATTGAAAGCACCAAATGCATTATCTAAATCATTAATATCATAAGGTAAGTCTAAAGGAGTACCTGAAGAAAACAAACTAATCAATGATATCATAGATGGTGAGAGCGAAGAAGCCACACCCCCGGTCAAAATAATAGGACTAACTTGATATCGAAGTTGAGCCTGAGTATTAGATGATGGCATACTTCAACCCATCCCCGCTATTTCCATACGAACGCTAGGATGTTCGTTATGAACATGGATACTAGCAGTGCGTCCCATTTGCCACTGATCCATATCCAATGGCCCAGAACGCCCCATAGGTCCACCAGGAGCATTTAAACTAGACAATAAAGAATGATTATATTGTGCGAACATACTATTCAAACCACCTTTACCGGGAGCTGCTCTACTAACTGCGAACTGATTTCTTCCTAAAGAACTCTGTTTCCCAAATGGAGCGAATGAAGGACCCAATGGTGGAGATGATCCATAATCTGGACTACTCATCCATGGACCACCAACAGGTCCTGATTTTGTAGTCGCAACTCCTGGACCAAACGCTTTCGGGACCATGAATGAATTAATAAAATCAGCACTCTTAGACGGAGTTAGATTTCCTTGAGAAGGAAGCGAAGATGGAGCAGAAGTTGCAGGAGCAGAAATTGCGGGAGCAGAAGTTGCAGGAGCAGCAATAGAAGGAGCATTACCAGGAGCTTCTGCTCCCTGAGCAGGACTAATAGGAGCTAAAAATTTCATCATAGTATTCAGTTTATCGACTAATTCTCCTGTTGTCTTACTCAATCCATCCATATGTGTTTTGAAATTAGTAATTGGATCATCAGGTCCACCAAACATTGATCTTCCAAGTCTCTTAACCAAATTCATTGGTAGATTATAATCTGTTATCGTATCTACCCATCCAGGAATTTTTGGTAATGATTGAGTCATAAAATTAGAAGTTCCAGTAAGGAATGGAGCTATTGCCGCCAACATCTTTGTTAAGTCAGCTCGAAATACCGCTGCAAAAGTAGTCCAAGACTCAAACAACTTATCAAGTTTTTCTTCTTCTGCTGGTGTTACTTTTGGAACATTCTTTTCTATCAATTCACTGAGTGCAGCTTCTTTATGAGCAGCCCGTCTTCCCTCTGGAGTGAGCATACTTCTAATTTTATCTTCACCTAATAAAGGAGTTAAACCAACTTGACCGGCAGTCATTAATGCAGTTGTTGATGGCTGAGCTCCTATAAAATCTGCTCCTTTCCTTAGTAGTTCTCTACGAATCTCTTCAGGCGTTTTATTTCTAGTATCAATACCTAAGAGATTACCAGAAGCTAAAGCCTTGAATCCAGGATGTGTTGGATCATGCATTGCAGAAGTAATATTAGCAATCTGCGATGCAACATCCCCAGGAAACTGTTGACCGGCAACTTGACCAGCCATCGTTTGTTGATAAGTACCTCCTATTCCTAAAGCTTGGCGCTGACGTTGAATAAAAGAATTTAACAATCTATCTATACCAAACATCCCGGCTCCGCCGCCGAGCATCATCACGGTGGAACCGATTAACGTAGCCCATCTTCCAAATTGATTAGTTATACTAGAAACAGAAGTATGAAGTCTATTAGATGAAGATATCAATGAACTTATAGTGGTATTTAGAGTTTGAGCAGCTCTTGTAGTTCCAGTTATTGATGTTTGAATATTTTGAAATGAAGTTGTTAAGGTTTGGACTCTAGTCACAAACGCATCAAAATTCTTAGTAAATGCTTGAAACTGAGCATCATCAACTTGAACTGTTAAAGTAACAACTCGAGCCATTAGTGTCTCCGAACACTACGTTTGAATATACTACCAAACGACATAATCTGTTGATTAGAAGATGGTTCATTAGGATCAGAAGGATCAACAATAATTGGTTTTCCTATTTCTACATTACCTAATGGTTCTGTATTATTAGGAAGTGGAGGTACACCAAATTGACTTTGACTACCAATCTGATTAGATATATTAAATGTAGGAACAGCAGGTGGGTTAGATGCTAATCCACGAATAACCGTACACCAGTAATTTCCATCAGGATTTCGGAAATCACCTATATGAGTAATTTTAGTGATTGAAATATACATACCTTCAAAAGTTATATTAGATCTTTGCTGAGAAGATTGAGAAACAATTCCTGCTGGTCCTGCAAAATTTATCAGTGTTCCGGTTGGAATTATCAGTTTATCATTTAGTGCTAAATGTCCGCGCATGACAACTTTAATTTCTACAGTATTTACATCGACCCATGTTGGCTGACCAATCAAGTCAATAGCACTAAGGTTATCACTCGCTGAAAAACCTGTTCCATCCCATATATTCATCACACCATTATCAACAGACATATGAACACCAAGATAATTTTTAGCTCCCATAATAGATCTACTAAGATTTAAAATATAACCAGCATATTGTTCTAAATTTTGATAGACACCAGCATCTTGATAATTCAACTTTAACTGCGGTGAAATATTAATTT